ATATGGGAAGTCGTGTATTCGGTGCCGATGAAAAGGCAAAATTAGAAAGACTAGTAAATGAAGGCGTAACAGTCTATCAAGAAGTAGAAGACCTTACAGCAGGTCTAAAAGATACAGTTAAGGCTGTAGCTGAAGAACTTGACATTAAGCCAAGTTTAATTAACAAAGCAATTAAAATTGCACAAAAAGGTGACTGGGAAAGAGTTTCCGATGAGTTTGACGATCTTGAAACATTGGTCGTAACTGTCGGTAAGGACAAATAAGTGCAAGGGATTAAAGACTTTTATAGAGATAGTCTCACCTCAGACCCGGTTGCACACTATGCAGAGATGATAGGTGCTGTTAGTGTTATTATAGGTAGCTCTATATTAACATGGACTGTACTCACTCCAAGACCAGATATCTTCATACCGTTCTATTTTGTAGGAAGTTGTGCAAGTTTCTTTGGAGCATATAGACGTGGACTACCTTGGGTATTAGTACTCACTGGTTGGTTCATTATTATGAACATCATAGCTCTTAGTAGACTATATATTATATAACGCCAATAGCAATAGCTAGGCATGTAGAAGGTTAAGTTGGCCATAAGCAACGTAGGAGAATGAATGAGTTATGTAGACGCAATGTTTGATCGCGACTCTGATATTATCAGAGTAGTTGAACGCAAAGACGGTAAAAGAGAATACCGCGAGTACAACGCAAAGTATACGTTTTACTTTAAAGACCAACGTGGCAAATACAAAAGTGTGTATGGCGATCCGCTAACACGTATTGTATGTAAGAACACAAAAGACTTTAGAAAAGAAGTTGCTATTAACCGCGACAAAGATCTTTTCGAAAGCGACATCAATCCAATATTCCAATGTTTAAGTGAAAACTATCTTAACCAAGATGGTCCTAAGATGAATATTGCATTCTTTGATATTGAGACAGACTTTGATCCTGAGAAAGGCTTTGCTGATCCTAGTGATCCGTTTATGCCTATTACTTCTATATCTGTATACTTACAGTGGATGGAAACTATGGTGTGTCTTGCTGTTCCGCCTAAGACACTTACAATGGATCAAGCAAAAGCAGAACTTGAAGGCATTGAAAATGTAATGTTATTTGAAAAAGAAGGTGACATGATTGACACTTTCTTAACGCTAATTGAAGACGCTGATATTTTATCAGGTTGGAACAGTGAAGGTTATGATATTCCGTATACTGTAAACAGAACAAGTCGTGTACTAAGCAAAGATGATACACGCAGATTCTGCTTGTGGGGCCAATTGCCTAAGAAGCGTGAATATGAAAAGTATGGCAAGACAGCACAAACATTTGACTTAGTAGGTAGAGTACACTTAGATAGTTTAAACTTGTATCGTAAGTACACATATGAAGAACGTCATACATATCGACTAGATGCTATTGGTGAAATTGAAGTAGGCGAAAACAAAGTGCCATATGAAGGCACACTAGATCAACTGTATAACAATGACTTCCGTAAGTTTATTGAATATAACATACAAGATACAGCACTACTTGACAAACTAGACAAGAAACTACGCTTTATTGATCTATCAAATACTGTTGCACATGAAAACACAGTGCTGTTACAAACAACTATGGGTGCTGTTGCTGTTACAGAACAAGGCATTGTTAACGAAGCACACAACAGAGGCCTACAAGTTCCTAATCGTAAAAGACGCGACGACACTGAGAATACACAAGCGGCTGGTGCGTATGTTGCATTTCCAAAGAAAGGCTTGCACAAATGGGTAGCGTCAATGGATTTGAATTCACTGTATCCTAGTGTTATTCGTGCATTGAATATGGCACCTGAAACTATCATAGGACAGATACGTCCTGAGATATCAGAAGCCCGTGTGCATGAAGATATGACTCTTAAGAAAAAGTCATTTGCAGGTAGTTGGGAAGGACGTTTTGCAACAGAAGAATACGATGCTGTTATGGAACAACGTAAAGATATTCCTCTTACAGTTGATTTTGAAGGCGGACAAACAGAAGTAATGAGTGGTGCTGAAATATACAAACTTATATTTGACTCACACAATCCTTGGATGCTTAGTTCGAATGGTACAATCTTTACACAGGAGTATGAAGGTGTTATTCCAGGACTACTAAAGCGTTGGTATGCTGAACGTAAAGACATGCAGGCACAACTTAAAAAAGCAAAAGATGCCGGCAATGCTGTTGAAATTGAATATTGGGATAAAAGACAGTTAGTTAAAAAGATTAACTTGAACAGTCTGTATGGTGCTATTCTTAATCCTGGTTGTAGATTCTTTGATAAACGTATTGGACAATCGACAACACTAACAGGACGTAGTATTGTTAAGCATATGTCAGCAGAAGTAAACAATTGTATCACAGGTGAATATGATCATGTCGGTAAGGCAATGATATATGGCGATACTGACTCTTGTTACTTTAGTGCTTGGCCTATGCTAAAAGATGACGTCGAAAGCGGAAAACTTGAATGGTCTAAAGAAAAGTGTATTGCACTTATGGATCAGGTATGCGAACAAGCAAATACAACATTTGCAAAGTTTATGGCAGACGCATTTCATTGTCCAAAGTCACGTAGTGATGTTATTGCGGCAGGACGTGAAATTATTGCACAGTCGGGCTTGTATATTACTAAGAAGCGTTATGCGGCACTAGTAATTGATAACGAAGGCTTTAGAACAGACCTAGACGGTAAAGCAGGCAAGGTAAAGGCAATGGGCTTAGACTTGCGTAGATCAGACACACCTGTGTTTATGCAGGAGTTTCTAAGTGAAATCTTGCTTATGGTACTTACTGATATTCCGCAAGCAGATGTTTTGCAACGTATTACAGAGTTCCGTAAGGAGTTTGAAAATCGTCCTGGTTATGAAAAAGGATCTCCTAAACGTGCTAACAAAGTAGGACACTACAAACGTTTAGAAGAAAAGCAAGGCAAGGCAAATATGCCAGGTCATGTACGGGCAAGCATTAACTGGAATACGCTAAAGCGTATGAACGGAGACAAATACTCGCAAGAGATTGTTGACGGTATGAAAGTTATTGTTTGTAAATTAAAACAGAATCCGCTGGGTTACACAAGTGTTGCGTATCCAACAGATGAATTACGTATTCCGGAATGGTTTAAAGAACTACCATTCGATGATTCAGCAATGGCGGAGACTATTATTGATAACAAACTAGACAACTTGATTGGTGTGCTAAACTATCCATTAGAAGATACTAAGCAACATAATACATTTAGTAGTTTGTTTGATTTCGGAGAATAATATGAAAATTAAGATGGAAGTGGAAATAGATACTGATAACAATCAAGACCTAAATACCATTGAAGAATTAATTGCAATGCTAAGAAACTTAGCAGAAAACTATTACGAGGAGTAATATAATGTGGACATTAGTATTTGTATACTTTTATGATGCAACGCCTTACGTTGAGCATGTAAGTACCCATACTAATATGGTAGAGTGTTTCCAAGCAAGAGAATCACTAAGTGAATTTCATGGCAAAGGCGGAGGTTATTTTAAACCTGAACAGCAAGCTCTTTGCATTAACATGAACGAAAGTTAACGGAGAATATGCAATGAAAGTAGGATTTACATGTAGTGCATTTGACTTGCTACACGCAGGACATGTACAAATGTTGCGTGAAGCAAAAGAACAATGTGATTATCTCATATGCGGTCTGCAGGTTGATCCTAGTAATGATCGTAAAGATAAAAACTCTCCTATACAAACAGTAGTTGAGCGTTACACACAATTAAAAGCTGTAAGTTATGTAGATGAAATTATTCCTTATGGTACTGAAAAAGACCTTGAGGATATACTAGAATTATACACTATTAATGTAAGAATTCTAGGAGAGGAATATAGAGACAAAGAGTTTACAGGCAAAGATATATGTCGTAGACGTGATATAGAATTGTATTTTAACAATAGAGATCACAGATTTAGTAGCTCATACTTACGAGAAAGCGTTATAGAATCGGAAAAGCGATGAATATATTACTAACAGGTTCAAGTGGCTTTATAGGAAGTGAACTACTAAAGCGTTTAACACTAAAGTATGGACACAATGTACATACAATTGATATTGCTAATGGTGTAGAACAAGACTTAATGTTTTGTCAGTTTCCAAAAGAATCTACAATTGATTTAGTAATACACTTAGCAGGTAAAAGCGGTGTACGTGAAAGCATCAAAGACCCTGCTAGTTATTGGTTAAACAACATCGAAGCAAGTAAACGCTTGTTTAATGCTTTCCCTGACACAAGAGTGCTTTATGCAAGCTCTAGTAGCGCATATGAGCCCGATTTAAACCCTTATGCGGCGTCTAAGTATTGCTTAGAAGAACTAGCAAGTCGTTACCCTAACACACTAGGTATGCGCTTTCATACAGTATATTCAGACATATGTCCTAGAAAGAATATGTTCTTTCAAAGACTACGCAATGATACACTAGAATATGCTACTAGGCATTATAGAGACTTTGTTCATTTACAAGACTTGTTAGATGCTATTGATATACTAATAGCAAAAGTCAATGTAAATGGAATAATTGATATAGGTACAGGAGCACCTGTACGTATTCAAGACCTTGCACCAAATGTACCCGTTCGCCTAAATACACCTGGAGAACGTGAATATACTTGTGCAAACACAGAAAAAATTAAAGCGTTAGGTTGGAAACCTAAATACTTTATAGAAAACTTCTTGACAAAAGAAGATAAAGGCAATATAATAAACATTATAAACGGAGAACCCATATGAAAGATATTTTACAAGACATTGTCGCTCACACACATGCACTAGGCTTTTTAAGTTTAGTAAAAGTAACAAGCGATACAGACACAACAGTTGAAAGCATGGCTGAAGATAGATCTGTTATTTTAACAGCATCAACAAATAATCCTGTTGCAGAGTTTACAGGTACATTTGGTATGCCTAACTTAGATAAACTAAGTTTGCATTTAAAGAATCCTGAGTATCAGAAAGATGCTAAGATTGATGTAATACAAGCAGACCGTAATGGAGAAACTATTCCAACGCACATTCACTTTGAAAATGCGGCAGGTGACTTTGAAAATGATTATCGCTTTATGAACAAAGCAATCATTGAAGAAAAACTTAAGACTGTTAAGTTTAAAGGCGCACAATGGAACGTAGAGATTACTCCAAGCATGGCTAGTATTGCACGTATGAAACTAATGAGTGCGGCACATTCAGAAGAGCCTACATTTAATGTAAAGACTACTGATGGTAACTTAGTGTTTAGTTTTGGTGATGCAAGTACACACGCAGGTGAGTTTGTATTCCAACACGGAATTGAAGGATCGCTACAACACCAATGGAGTTGGCCTGTAGCACAAGTACAAAGCGTCTTAAACTTAGACGGCGATGTAACAATGAGCATTAGTGATCAAGGTGCTATGATGATTAGTGTAGATAGTGGTATGGTCAAGTATGATTATATCTTACCAGCACAAAGTAAGTAAAAAGAAAGAAATGTTTAATGACGAGTTTTATTATTGATTGGTGGAATGTTATAATGGATAGTGATAAGAATCCATTATCTAACATTAAGGATCTAAGAGTCCGTCACATGGTGATGCAAATACTAGCATGGATGTGGTGTATTGCATTTACAGCAATGACTGGTACTTGGATGTACTTGGGTGCTAACATACTAATACACACATTACTATTAGGTGCTGTATGTATAACAGTAGCAACATTTGAAGCTGCTAAACGCAAGCCTCAAATCTTTTACACATTACGTGGCAAAGGTGGCGAGCATGAGTGATCCAAACAAACCGTATCACAATAAAGGCGCAGGACTAGCGTTCTTTATTATTGCAGTAACAATGATTGGTGTGCCAGTTGTAATCGGAACATCAATGGGATGGTTTAACTTGTTTGGCATACTAGGACTATAGGAAAATAAATGAACAAAGATTTAACAGCAACACAAAATGATTATGCAACGTTCTTGCCTGCACTAAGCGGCTTTTATGCAACTTATGTAGGTAAGCAACGGTATGACGAGTATGTTGATAAGAATCGTGTTCCAAGTAACTTTGCTAATGGTGTTGAGAGTTTAAATTATCTTAATAAGAACGAAGGACAGTTTACATATAAATGGAGTTTGTATTCAGCTGGACATGCTGACTTAGATACAACTAAGGTTGTTCCTAAAGAAGATATGGTTCGAAATAGAGATAGAGAAAACACTTGGCTACTAGGAGACTCAGGAGGTTTCCAAATTGGTAAAGGTGTTTGGGAAGGCGATTGGAAAGATATCAATTGTCCTAAAGCACAAAAGAAACGTGACGGCGTTCTCCGTTGGATGGATGCTTATATGGACTATGGCATGGTACTTGATATTCCGGCTTGGGTAGCACGTTCGCCCGAAGGAGCAAAAGCAACAGGCATTAGCACATACCAAGAAGCTGTTAAAGCAACACGTATTAATAATGACTATTGGATGAAGCATAGAACAGGTGCTTGTAAATTGTTAAATGTTTTGCAAGGTGAGAATCATGCAGATGCAGATGACTGGTACGAGCAGATGAAAGACTATTGCGATCCTAACATATACCCAGATAAGCATTTTAATGGTTGGTCAATGGGTGGTCAGAACATGTGTGATGTGCATTTGGTTCTTAAACGTATAGTTGCATTAAGGTATGACGGACTATTGGAGCAAGGCATACACGATGTAATGCACTTCTTAGGCACATCTAAACTAGAATGGGCTACATTACTAACAGACATACAAAGAGCTGTTCGTAAGTATCATAACCCAAACTTTATGATTACATTTGATTGTGCTAGTCCTTTTCTTGCTACAGCAAACGGACAAATTTACATTCAAACTGAAACTGAAGATAGATCTAAATGGGTGTATCGAATGGTTCCAAGTGTAGACGATAAGAAGTATGCATCTGATACACGTGGTTTTAGAGATGCTGTATTACAAGATAACATTTTTAAGAACTTTACTGATAGCCCACTTAGTACCGGACTTAAAGTAAATGACATTTGTCACTATGCACCAGGTATGCTAAACAAAATTGGTAAAGAAGGCAAGACTAGTTGGGATAGTTTTTCATATGCTATCCAAATGGGTCATAATGTATGGAGTCATATTAATGCTGTTCAAGAAGCAAACAGACAATATGATGCAGGAATCATTCCAAATATGCTTGTACAAGAAAAGTTTGATAGGGTTCTATTTAGAGATGTTGTAGAAGCAATATTTGCGGCAGATGGTCGTGAAGAAGCAAATGCAATTATAGAAGAGTATAGTCGTTTTTGGATGACTATACCAGGTACTAGAGGTGCTGTTGGTAAGAAGACTGTAAACAGTAGCACTTATTTTGGTAGCTTGTTCGAAGAAGTAGAACAAGAAACTACTATTACAGACGAAGAAGACCTTGATGAAACTAAATTAGAGGTATTAGAGGATGAGCAACTTTACTAATGAACACAATAAAATAGCAGGCTATTTACAAGAATTATACAAAAAGCACAGGACACTTGACGAAGAAATAAAAGTGTTGTATAATACATTTGCAAGCGACGGTGAAATTAATAGATTAAAAACAAAAAAACTTTGGTTTAAAGACGAAATACATAGACTAGAAACAAGGCTATCATCATTATGAAACGAGATTACGACACAGGCGAAGCAAACGACATTACTTTGTTTACAGGCGTAGAAGTTGAAAAGACTCCTGCGTTTGGAATGAAAACATTATTTGTTACAGGCATACAAGACTATAACAAGATCATAAAGTTCTACAAAGAAGAACAATGTGAACATATCTTTTTTGGTGCCAATCACAGTTACAAGCCTGTTACTTCAGATGAATTTGAAGATTGGGATCTAATGATCCGTGCGTTTACAGATCAAGGTATACTATGTAGCCTAGACATTCCGAGTAACATTAACTTAGAATGGTTCTTAGACGGCGGACTAGTTGAAAGTGATTACTTTATTCCACAAATACGTGTTGTAGTACCTTATGTTAAACAGTGGAACTATAATACAATGGTTAAAATTGATGACAAAGACTTTAAAGCAAGTAACCCAGGTGTTTGGTGTCATAGCCTACACGACTTAATGGATAGAGAAAAATTTACTGATTGGAGTAAATATTCACTTGACAAACCTTTAGAATGAAAGTATACTAATACTATGCAAGAACGCTATTACGATTATATGCTAAGGCGCTACAGAGAGGAAGAGAATAAAATGGAAGATACACTAAATAATGCACAACGAAGTATATGGGTAACCTTTAATAAAGAAGGTGTCCATAAGTATCCAGGAGCAGATAGTGATCCAAAATTGGCAACAGGTGATTGGGACGATGTGTCGTTTCTTGGTATTATGCACCGTCATATCTTTCACTTCCGGGTGCGCATTGAAGTGTTCCACAACGATAGGGACATCGAATTCATCCAATTTAAGCGATGGCTTGAAAGATTATATCAAAACATTGACAGTAACACGTCAGTGCTTGATCTAGATTACAAGAGCTGTGAGATGATCGCAGATGACTTGTATACTCAAATCTCTAACAAATACCCCGGCCGGTTTGTAGAGATCAGCGTTGCAGAAGACAACGAAAACGGCTGTTCAATTTACTACCCTAAATCTTAAAGTGCTATTAATAGAGGATATTAAAAAATGGCAATCGACTTTAATAAGCCGGCTTATGACAAAATTTTTCGAGACTTGGAAAACTTCAAAGATTTTTGTCGCTACGTTGGTGACGCTAAAAACGTGGCTTTTTCATTCAATGAAAAAGATTTGTACAACGATCGCTCTTACGTATGGCGTTCATACCAAAGGCATGTTAACCACCTTAAGGCAAAAAATCGCTCTTCAGGTAAAAACTATAACAACAAACGGAGATACTAATGACTATTCATATTGTAGATATTGAGGCTGTAGATACACGCTACACTAAGCAATGGAAAGAGTATCTTCCAAAGCAACTCAAGAGATTTACAAATGAAAATGTAAACGTCATTAGTGGCGGGGATACACCTCAGGCAACTACGCCTGGGGCGTTCCTTAACTTTGGTGGTACTAATGTTTATAAAAGCAAACAACTAGAACAAATAGGCGAAATGTTTTGTAATGGTAAAGTATCAAATGGCGATTACTTTCTATATACAGATGCATGGAATCCTACTGTCGTACAATTAAAGTATATGGCAGAACTACTAGGTGTTGAGATTACTGTTGGTGGCTTATGGCATGCAGGGTCTTATGATCCGCAAGACTTCTTAGGCAGACTTATAGGTAATAAACCTTGGGTTAGACATGCTGAAATGTCAATGTTTGAATGTTATGATGATAACTTCTTTGCTACGGACTTTCATATTGATATGTTTACAGATGTATTTGACGAAGACTATGCAATAGACTATGACAAAATAAGTCGTGTAGGATGGCCTATGGAGTATCTAAAGGATAGCTTAACTAGCTACAAAGGTATGGAAAAGCGTAACCTTATACTATTTCCACATAGAGTTGCTCCAGAAAAACAAGTTGATATTTTTAACGACTTAGCACAACAGCTACCAGAATATGAGTTTGTTGTTTGTCAAGAACGTGAACTTACAAAGAACGAATACCATAACTTACTAGGTGAAGCAAAGATGGTGTTTAGTGCTAACCTACAAGAAACACTAGGTATTAGTTGGTATGAAGGCGCACTAGTTGACGCTATTCCAATGATGCCTGATAGACTTAGTTACAGTGAAATGGCATTACCTGAATTTAAATATCCTAGTAAATGGACTGAAGACTATACAACATATAGAAAGCATCGAGGTGAAGTTGTTGACAAGATACGTAACTATATGGAAAACTATAGCGACTATTTGGTTAGTTTGCAAAAACAACGTCAAGCACTTAACAAAGATTTTTTCAGTGGTAGTGCTCTATATGAGAGGATTAAGGATGGGAGATAATTTTAATTATTCATTTAGTGGCGATGATAGTAGTACTATTACTATAGACACAAGTTCTTGGGATGATAGTTTTACTACTAGTCCTTCATCTATATATACTAATGACTCGTTTACATTTACAAATGCGTTAGACGGAAAATACGGTCTTTCTGTTGAAGGTGATTTAAAAGTAGATGGCATAGACGTTATGCAATCTATTAAAGATATACAACGTGTACTAGGTGTTGTAGGTAGAGATATTGAGAAAGAAGAAAAGTATGCAGGCCTAAAACGTGCCGCAGAAGCATATGAACGTGAACTAGCAAAGATTGAAACTTTTGAAGCACTGAAAGAGAGTAAATAATGTTTGGGTTTTTAAAAGGTCGTAAACGTGTAATTAAAGATAGAGATAGTAACGAGCCTTACTTGGTTCGTTGGTACTTGTTCCTAAAGGATAGAAAGAACTTTCCGTTTAATGTCACTTTACACAAAGTCTTAAAAAGCGACGAAGCAACATTACACGATCATCCTTGGAGTTATGCAACACTTATACTTAAAGGTGGTTATTGGGAGAATGTACCTGTTGTTAGTAAAGAAGGTAACATAGTAGGTTCACATGGTATTTGGCGTGGGCCAGGTCATTTTAGATTTCGTAAAGCAGATGATCTACATTTCTTAACACTTGAGAAAGACGCTAACGGAAAAGAAATACCGTGCTGGAGTTTGTTCTATATGGGCAAGAAAGCACAGGCATGGGGCTTTGTACCGTTTGTACAAGGCATTGGTTATAGATGGCAAAATAGCGAAGATTACCTCGCTAAGGAGTAAAGTAAAATGAGCGAATTTGACGAAGAAGTTGAAAATCAAAGGTTGAAGCTAGAAGCAATAGAATGGGCTAGTAAAGTTAAGTCGGTTCATGCACATAGTCTTACATCGTTATGGTATGAAACAAACCCTGAAGACATTGAGCAAGGTGGCGTTGTAGATGTTGAATATAACAGCGGTATCATTGAACGTACTTTAAAAAACGGTACGAAAAGAACAATTGGTAAAGTGCTTTCAGAAGATGAATTAGTTTACGAATATACAAGGAAAACATAATACTATGATTAAGAAACATTATTACAGTTGGCGTCATGTTGAAAAAATGTGTATAGATATTTCTATGCAGATGCAAAAAGATAATTGGAAGCCTGACTATATTGTAGGTATTACAAGAGGTGGAAACATTCCTGCAAGTATTCTTAGTCACATGCTAGGTGTACGTTGCGAAGCTGTTAAAATTAGTTTACGTGATGACGATAGTGAAAGCGAAAGTAATACTTGGATGTCAGCTGATGCATTTGGTTACGTAGACGAAGATGAGCGTGGCACTTATAAAAGTCGCTGGGATATAGCTAAACGTAAAAATATACTTGTTGTTGATGATATAAACGACTCGGGTAATACACTTAACTGGTTACAACAAGATTGGATGAAGAGTTGCTTACCTGATGAATCATCATGGAGTACTGTTTGGGGTCGCAATGTAAGATTTGCTACACTAACTGAAAATCTTGCAAGTACGTTTCATGGTGTACAATATTCTGCACATGAAGTTAACAAAGCAGAAGATGATGTTTGGTTAGTTTACCCTTGGGAAATAGTAGGTAAGTATGACGCTTGATACATTAGAACAAGCTCAGCAAGAAGGCAGAGCACCATGGGATAACGTATACTTAGATACTAGAGACTTTGTAGTATACGAAGACAAGTATCCTGTAACTGAAGGACATTTGTTAGTAGTACCCAAAGTAAATGTTATGGATTGTGTAGAAAAATGTTTTAAGTTTGCTATGTCAATGGGAAACGATAATGTTACAACAACCAAGAATAACGTTACTGGTTATAATATTGGCCTAAATATAGGTACTAGTGCGGGACAAACAGTAATGTATCCGCATGTACATTTAATCTTCCGTCGTGATGGAGACATGGAAGATCCGAAAGGTGGCGTACGAGGCGTCATTCCATCTAAACAAAAATACTAAAAGGAAAGGAACTATGGACTTGAAGGAACAAATGATTAAAGCGGCAAGACTACACGCTGAAGCGGAAATAGAATTGCATAAGACTAACGTCGAAGTTTACATGCAAAAAGTTGTAGGCATTGGAGAACACTCTGATATCATTGAAACAATTCAAAAAGAATTAGATGCAATGGCTACAGCACATGATCGTCTTGATATGTTAAACACATATTTTGTATAACATACTTGACAAAAACCTAAATACAATGTATAATGTAAGTTATATTGTGCATTGTATTATTAACGGCAATCCACTGCCTAAACATCGGAGATTAAAAAAATGGATAAATCCAAAGAGATAAAAGCCCGTTTGCAATCAGCAGACAAACGCTTCTGGGCCGGCGACAACATTTCAGACTTTATTAAAGACGGCGAAAAGCAAGTACTAATTGACGAGCTTGCTGTTAAGTTTGAAGACGTATTACAAGGTCTTGTAATAGATACAGAAAACGATCCTAACAGTAACGGTACAGGTAAACGTCTTGCAAAGATGTATATCAATGAACTAATGGCAGGACGTTATGAACCAATGCCGCCTGCAACAGCATTTCCAAATGATAGCGATGATCGTTATGAAGGTATGTTAGTTGTGCGTAGTGAACTTACAAGTATGTGTTCACATCATCACCAGATAGTTAGAGGTGTAGCGTACATTGGTATTATTGCATCAGACAAACTAATTGGGTTAAGTAAGTATACACGTATTGCACAATGGTGTGCTATGCGAGGTACACTACAAGAAGAACTTGCAAACGACATTGTACGTGAGATTCAAAAAGCAACTGGTGCAGAACACTTAGGTGTTTATGTACAAGCAACACACGGTTGTGTTGAAAACAGAGGTGTAAAGGCACACAGTAGTCTTACACAAACAACTGTTTTAAAAGGTGCGTTTAAAGATGACGCTGGTACAAAGAAAGAGTTTATGGACAATATTAAACTCCAACAAGAATTTGCATGTGGGAAGTAGAGTATGAAACTTAGATATTCAGAAGCGTTTTATAGCGTACAAGGCGAAGGCAAGTTTGTAGGAGTACCTAGTGTATTCCTACGTACATTTGGTTGTAACTTTCGTTGCATGAATTTTGGCTTAGGACGTGATGCTCCTAGTCGTGCTGAAAATCAAGCGAACGGTATTAAACACAATCCAGAAGTAGCAGAATTAATTGCAAGTGATATACATAAGACTGTAACAGACTTTAATGACTTGCCTATTATACACACAGGTTGCGACACGTATGCAAGTATCTATCCTGAATTTAAAAAACTAATGATGGATAGAACAGTAGACGAAGTTGTTGAACATTTGTTATCACTTACTCCAGAAGGTAAGTGGACAATGGACAATGGACAAGATGTTCATTTAATCTTTACTGGCGGTGAACCTTTGTTAGGGTGGCAAAGATTCTATGCCGAATTATTAGATCACCCACGTATGCAGGATTTAAAAAATGTTACATTTGAAACAAATACTTCTCAAAAGTTACGAGACGATTTTAGAGACTATATCGGTAATCAAGAACGATTTGAAATTACTTGGAGTTGTTCCCCAAAACTTAGTGTCAGCGGAGAATCTTGGGAGGATGCTATTAACCCTGATATTGCTAGTGAGTATTTCAGTGTTCCTAATAGTAAACTTTATCTTAAGTTTGTTGTGGCTGACAGTGTGGACGTTGACGAAGTTAAAAGAGCTGTTGCTGAGTATAGGAGCGCCGGGATCGACTGTCCGGTATATCTTATGCCGTTGGGCGGAAGAAGCGAAGAATATACCCTCAACGTTAAAGAAGTTGCAGAACTATGTATGGCGCAAGGATGGAGATTCACACCGCGACTACACATCGACTTATTCGGAAACGCATGGGGAACTTAGATATAAAAACAAACAACATGAACGAGCTATGACAGCACCTATTCAAGATGGTGGTGATTTAGAGAAACGTGTAAGGAGAGCAGGATTATGAATTGGAATAAAATAAAAAAAGCATTAGGTGTACAACCTAAGATAATAGAAGATGGTAAAGAGCCTACTCCGGAAGATGTTCGACGTGCGGCACTAGATGCAGAAAAAGATCTTGCTACTAAAAATAAAGAACCTTGGGTTGCTGTATTAGATACACAAGTAAATCCAGACAACATTCGAAACGGGTTCTTTGAGCTCGATTGGAATAATGAGTTTATTGAACAATTACTTGACGCAGGATATAGCGGTGAATCAAATGAAGAAATTGTTGATGCTTGGTTCCAGACTTTAATTAGACAAATGCTAGGCGAAGAAGGTCAAGATCCAACTACAGCCGCAGGATACATTAATGTTGTACCAATTGACAAAGGTAAGTCAGAAGTATCTTAATGCTTGACAACAGCCAGATCTGGTGCTATAATAGTACTATAATTTACATAAAGGCAAAACTATGTTAGAACTTTTAGGCATTACATTACTTGTTGCATTCATACAGAATGGCGACATTTTATCAATTTGTATATCGGGGTGTTCATAATATGGCAACTTATATTTTAGTAGATACAGCTAACACGTTCTTTCGTGCAAGGCATGTAGTACGTGGCGACATTGACACTAAAGTAGGCATGGCTATGCATATTACACTTAACAGTGTTAAAAAAGCATGGCAAGACTTTAGCGGCACACATGTTGTATTTTGTTTAGAAGGTCGTAGCTGGCGTAAAGACTTTTATGAGCCTTACAAGCGTAACAGACAAGTTGCACGTGATAAGATGACTGTTACTGAGAGTGAAGAAGATACAGTGTTTTGGGAGATCTTCGATGAGTTTAAGAACTTTGTAAGTGACAAGACTAACTGTACTGTTATGCGACACAAGCAACTAGAAGCTGATGATCTTATTGCAGGTTGGGTACAAGCACACCCTAACGACAAACATGTTATTATTAGTACTGACGGTGACTTTGCACAACTTATTGCACCTAATGTAACACAATATAGTGGCATACAAGACTTAACTATTACACACGAAGGTTACTTTGATAAGAAAGGTAATCCTGTTATTGATAAGAAAACTAAAGAAGTAAAGCCTGCGCCCGATCCTGAATTTATGTTGTTTGAGAAATGTATGCGTGGCGACACTAGTGACAATGTGTTTAGTGCTTACCCTGGTGTACGCAAGAAAGG